AAAGATTATAATATTGTTGACATTTCTTTAGATGATATTGAATTAATAAATCTTTTAAATACAGACTATTCAGAAGCCTTCGATAGAGCCAAAAAGGGATATTTTATTTTTAGAGGTGATGTTATTGATGATAATATTGTCAATAGAAAACCTGGAATTAGAATATCACTAAATAATTCATATAATTATTATAATCGTTTATTATCTAATATTTTAAATAGTTGGAAACATTATCCCAAAAGAAATCAAAGTTTTATTTGTACAAGTTCATATGAATACGCCTCTCATTGGAGTGATGTTGTAAATCTAGTATTACCAATTAATGGGACTAAATTAGGTATATGTCCTAAATGGGATATGTGGAGATCCTTTACAGAACATTCCGGTATAGAAAGAATGTTNTATTTTAATATTGATATATCTAAATTCTTTTCTATTATCAATGATACTCTAGCTGATGTTCATGACTATATATTTAAATATGAAGATAACAAAGAAGTTTATCGATATATAGTTAAAACTGAATCTAATATTAAAAAACTTACTGAAAANAAAGTAAATGATTTAATAGAGTATTTTCACGCTGATATGTATAATGCTAATATATTTGAATATATAGTCAGAAATGTTTATAACAATACTGAGACTATTATATCATGTTTAGATGATATTCTCAACCCTGAAAAAAATGGNTTTAGAACTGAGTTTATAGAAAGTTATAGTATACCAATAAATAAACAGAGAGAATTATGGTTTAGTAATGAAGCAATATTCATAAGAATAGACTATCTCTGGGATAATAAGAATTCAAGATTATTCAGTGAATTATTTAAATAAAAATGAGTCTAGGGACCCAATTTTGATTACTTTTGTTCATAGATTGTTCACCGAAATTTATATAAAAAGGTAAATTAAAGATCAATTAGATCTTTTAGATATAATTAAAAGATTTGAAATTAAAGATTCTGTAATAGATAATATGATTGTTATAGAATATAAGATAAATAAAGTTGAGATTAAGAGAGTGGGTCAATACATTCCGAATTTTATAAGATGATGCTTCGCATCATGCATCTTCGTTTCACTCGATGTTAAATATATTTAAATATAATCACCATGCTAAGAGGACTAGTTAGGTCCTCTTTTTTTTTATCTGTTGACAAATAGTAATATATATGATATAATTAACTAAACTTGAAATATTAAATGAAGGAGTATTTAAATGGCAAAAATAAAAGAGATTAATTCTACACCTGTAGAAATTAGTAATGCTCTACATTCTTTATGGGTTGAAAAGTATAGACCTAAAAGTGTAGAGAGTTTGATATGTAGTGCTGAAATAAAGAAATTTATTTCCGATTGTATTGAGAAATATGACATTCCAAATATGTTGCTGTATGGAAGGGCTGGTACTGGTAAGAATAGTATTGTAAATGTAATTGTTAATAATATGGATTGTAATTATTTAACAATTAATGCTTCTGAAGAAAGAGGTATTGACACTATTCGTGATAAGGTACAGAACTTTGCTAATACAGCGTCTTTTATGAATAAGAAAAAAATTATAATTCTTAATGAAGCTGATGGTCTTTTACCTGTAGCACAAGATTCATTGCGTGAACTTATGGAAACCGCTTCTGATAATTGTAGATTTATTTTGACTTGTAATTATATTAATAAAATAATTGCTCCTATTAGATCAAGATGTGCTGAATTTGAATTGATACCAGATTCTCTTGATATAGCTGAATTATTAGTTAATATTCTTGACAATGAAAATATAAAATATGATGATGATTATATTGCTGTAATAATCAAAAATTATGCTCCGGATATTAGAAAAATTATTAATGAAACTCAAAAAAATTCAAAATGTTCTGATGTACTGAAAGCTGATTTGATTAATAGCAGTAATAACGAGAAGTACTATAAGTTTTTTGATGCTATATTTAGTACTAAAGATGTTAAAAGAATATCTGAACTAACTAAGAAAATGGTGTTTGATGAAGATATTTATGTCGCTATGAAGGATTATTGTATTGAAAAGTATAATAGTTCCGATGCAGTAATAGTAATAGCCGACCATAGCTATAAAAATAAAATTGTGTTTGACCGAGATCTAGTCTTTTTGAGTTGTGTATTTAACGTTAAAGATATATTGAAATAATAAAGGAGAAATGAAAATATATGAATATAACTATTACAAACACAAATATTAACAGATTAAAAAAGCTTTTTAGTATTATACCAGATACTTTTTCACATGTTCCACTTAAAATAGGTAAATATGAAAATGGTAATTGTTTCGCTAGAATAGATTCAACTGATATTAATGGTGATATATCTTTTTATGGTAATGTAGAATTGGATGATATTAAAGAATTAGAACCTAGTTCAATGATGATTATCAGACTACAGACAAATAGAGCAGTATTGAGTACATTATTTAACCCTATATATGATTCGATTCAGATAAATAAGACTAGAATATTGGTTCAGACTAAAAATAAAAAAATGTCTATACAGTTATATCAGCTATTAGAAAAGGATATATATGAACTTCCTGAGACTAATGTAGATATGTATGATGCTGTAATCAGTAATAATGTTGGTCTTAAAAATGATGGTTACATTATACTTGATTTAGATAAAGAGGAAATGAAAGATTTTATTGATAGTTCAAGTATACTCACTCCAAATAAAACAGAAGATTTAAGATTTAATGTTAAGACCAATAAAGACAGACTAGTTGTGTATTCAGAAGATTATATCAAGAATAATTTTGAATATACTTTTACTTCAGTATTAGATGATAAAATAAAGATTGACACTAAATATGATTATAATCTAATTGATGTTATGAGTAAAATTTTAAAGTTTAAAGATTATGATATTAGTACTCTTATCAGTAATCCAGTAGTATCGTTTACAATAACTTCTGAAAAAGACGGTATAACATCAACAATAAGTGTGCCTGCTCAGAAAGATTAATATAAATTATTAAGTGATAATCTACATTAATGATGTAAGTTAATTAGTGTAGATTATCTTTTAAGGAGTTAATTATGTGAAAGTTTTAATATTAGATTTTTTCAATATATTAAAAAGATATACTTATGCATATGATATAACTAAGTATAGTGAAGGAGAATTAATAGATAAGTTAACATTTAATATACTTAATAGAATATGTGATACTGTTAACATATTAAAACCTGATGTTGTGTTTATTTGTTCTGATAGTGGTAGAAATAAAAGAGCAATAGCATTATCTTCAGGTACATATAAAGCTAATAGAAAAAGAAGTAAGTCAATGACAGATGAAGAAAAAGAAAAGAGTTATGTTGAGTATATAAAAAACATGATGCTGACACTACCTTTTCCTTTTATTGACATTAAAGATACTGAAGCAGATATGATTATATATTGTCTTACTGATTATATTAAAAAATTGGATAATAAAATTCATATTACTATTGCTAGTTCTGATTCGGATTTTATTCAATTATTAGATAAAAATGTTGACATATATGATTGGTACAAGAATGATATTAACATTAATAATTGGTATGTTAAGTATAAGAAATTTGATGAGAAATATTTTAATTCAAAAAATTACGCTCTAGCAAAGTCTATCACAGGAGACCCTTCTGATAATATTAAAGGAGTACAAAATTTTGGTTGGGGAAAAGTAAGCAAACTTTTTAATATTATATATAACTATTATGAAGATGTTTTAGTACCAGAAAATATTGAAATGCTTATAGATATGATTACAGAATTAATTAATAATAAAGATATAGAATTAGATAAAAAAGATTTAAAGTTTCTTATTAATTGTCAGCAAACATTTACTGACAGTAAGAAGATAATTAAAACTAATCAATCAATGATAGATTTGTCCATGATTGAAACACCTTATATTTATAATATTCAAAATGCTATTAAAAGAAGTATTAAAAATAATGTGAAGTTTAATAGAAAAGAATTTATAAAAATGTTAAAGTTAGAAAGATATAAGGATAATGTGGATAATATTGAGTATCAAAAAATATTAAATAAGAATAGTAAATCATCTTTAGTGTTTATGCAATTAGAGAAAAGAATAAATGCTGGTTTACTACAATTAAGACAGAAAGATTACTGCCTTAGGCTGTAATATGAATGTCTAAAAATCAAATACCTAGGGAACCTAGGGAATTTAAGCCTGTGGAGACTATGAACCTTGTAGCCATTGAACAGGAAGATTACAGTCTTTAGACTGTAATTAGTTCACTAAGTTTACGTTCTAAAGGTGGATAATTAATGTCAAAAGCTTTATTAGTTGGAGATTTACATATACCAAATAGTAAGAGTTCAATTTCAAATAGTGATACATTTCAAGAGATTTTTAATACTTTTAGTTTAATTAAAAATACAATAGAAATAGAAAAGCCAGATTATACTATATTTTTTGGTGATATATTTGATTCACCTTATAGTATTACTACTCCTGTTATTTCTATTATATCTAAAATAATATATGACATGTCGTTAGAAACTAGTTTAATATTTATTGTTGGTAATCATGATGATGTCGATAATAAAGCTAACAATATTAAAATAGGTGATTCTACATTAAATATAAGAAGTTCGTTATTATCTACATTTAGTTATTATCCTAATGTTATGGTATTTGATAGACCATCAGTAGTTCATTTAGATAATACAAATATTGAAATAGCTTTTATTCCATATTCAACTAATATAATTGAAAGTTTGGATAGTATAAAAAATAAGTTTGCTATTGGTACAACTAGAATAGCTATGGGTCATTTTGATACAAAACATGGATATAATATGATACTTAAAGATGATTGTGATGTATCAGAAAATATTCCAACACCAGAAGAATTAATTGATAAATATAAATATGATTTAGTATTGTTAGGTCATATTCACGATCCACAAGAGATTAAAGTTAGAGATAAATTAATTAAATATATTGGTAGTTGTAGAAATGTTGACTTTAGAAATACTGGAGAAAATAAAGGTAT